ACGATTTTTATTAAATCCTTAACCGGAGGGATTCTGCACCCTCAGAACATCAGGAGACCGTCTGAAAGGGCGGAACAGATAATGCTTACGTTGAAACATTTTATCGACATACCAACATGGTTAGCCGTCATTGCTTTTGTTAAAATACACATCCACTTTTCTGTGCAATGTTTAACCACTGGTCATATCAAATGGCATTCATGCGAACCATGATATAGAATCATGGCTTGAGAGAGTCGATGAAAGCGCAACTATGGTATGAGAGACATTGATGTAAGAAAGGCTGTGCATGCCAAGATTCTGAGAGATCATCATAAAGATCCTGACACCCTAATCATTGATGAGTTTACGATGAATCTAGGGGCTAGCAGAGCTGATATAGCAGTGATCAATGGGCTTATACATGGTTATGAGTTGAAGAGCAAGAGTGATAACTTGCTCAGATTACCAGCGCAGGTGCAACATTACTCATCAGTGATGGATAAAGTAACTTTGGTTGTCTCTGATTGCCATCTTTATGATGCTTTAAGCATAGTTCCATCATGGTGGGGGATAAAGCAAGTTACGCAAGGTGCACGGCAAGGTATCCATTTAAAAACAATTCGAACTAGCAAGTTGAATCCACAAGTGGACAAACTTTCCTTAACAATGCTTCTTTGGAAAGATGAATTGCTTTCCCTATTAAGTGATGTAGGGGAGCTACAGAATTTGAAAAATAAACCTAAACGCGTCTTATGGTCAAAACTCGCCAATAGTATGGATGTTGGCGAGCTTCGTGAAGCTGTTCGAGTTAAACTTAAAGCCCGTAAAGAGTGGCGAGTTGCTCAACAACCTTAGTTATGTGATGGTTTTGCCCAATCCTACGCCATACCTCTGGGCTACCAAATTTATAGTTACCAGAGGGATTGGCTTTGTAGGCTTGATACTCGTTTGCATAATATTCTATGTCTCTATCTCCCGCACAGAATGTAGGCCCTGAATATTCTCGATGAGCAAGAATATCCTCACTATGTTTACCATATTGTTCATAACCAAAGCGATTAGCTACTCTTCCTCGAAATACCCAAAAGTCATTATCTCCAGAGTATCTGACGCTGGCAGATACGCTAGGGAATCGCGTCGAAAGCCTATTAAAGTCGGGGTGCTGTACTCCATAATCACTATAAATCACATTTCTGGCAAGTTCTTTTCTATTCATTAAACTCTGCCATAAAATCCACTCGATTCGAGGTTGAGAATATAGACCAACAGAAATATCACTGAGATCTGTAGGAAATGAACCCCCAGAAAGAATCACTTTTCTGTATTCATTGAGGTGCGCCAGATTGTTTATCAATCCCATTGCCAAAGTATATAGTTCGCCGGAATTAATTTTATCCTCGGTTAACTCATCTCTTAAGTCAATAATTATATCAATATTTGATAAAGGAATTCCCAGATGATTAATGTAATGCGTTATTAATTGTGGGTTAACCAGATCTAACGTGGTTAATCTCAAGCATATTTCATTCTGCATTAATTCATCAATCGCTCTTTTATAGTTAGATGGGCGAGTTGGTGAACTGACAGGAATAACTCTTATCCCCATATCTCTAACTTGATTAACCGCATTTATTATAGGGTAATGATCTTCAGGAGAAATAAAATGCTCTTCAATTAATAATCCATCAATATAAACACCTTGCATATCTGAGCAAGATTTTGAGACTTTCTTTCCGAACTCTATAAGAGTCTCGTTATAACTCTTTAAGGCAATACCTGAATCAGGGTCAATTGGCACTGGTTCAATTTCGAGTAATGGCAAAATTTTTGATTTCTTTTCAATGGATAGCTGCGATAAAGCTGATAACTCAGAACGTTTCGCTTTCAGAATAGGAATATATGAAATTGTCATGTTAATACCTTATACAGAATCAATTAACAATTAATGGTTCTTCGGACATTGAAATTTATATCGCAAAAATTGGCAAACTCTCCTCGACTACTCACTTGTGGGTATCCTGGCGTAAAAGGAATGACTTGGCAATACCCGGTGTGATCATAAGTCATTGAAAATGATCATTTTTATCAGTCTTTCTTCCATGATGAATGCTAATGCCATTTGATTTGTTGAGGTGAAAACTGTTAAAAATCAAAACGATGTAATTGAAATGAACGTTCGGTAGCATTCACGCTTTAAATGTTTCTTTTGTGCTGATTGGATGAATTTGGGTCACTTATGATGAGAGATGTTGCAGGAAAAGAAGTTGGCATTGATCTATTGGATAGTTAGAATTGCTGCGGGTGCTTGAGGCTATCTGCCT